CTGTAATATCGAAATTTTCCAATAATTGTGCTGTTTTTAGCAGTATTTGTTCGTCATTTAACATTATTTACTCCGCAACTGACTTAGAACCGCGGCATTTCCACTTTTTACGGGATAATGCGTTGGCGCATGGGGGATTTTTGCACTTTTTAATCTTTGCTGACCGCGCACAGTACGCATCACCCTTAGCTGTGCCGGGTCTGATGCGGTCCCCACCACCTTTTGCTTGCCCAGACTGGCCAAATGAGCGACATTTGCCGTCTACGCGCTTAGCAAAGCGCTTTCCTTTGGATGGTTTGCATGGTTTTTTAGATTCTTCATCTAAAAAAGCCTCCAATTCTTCACGGATAATTTGTTTAAGGATAATTTCATTCATTTTTTAGACATTTCCAAAGCTTTCTCCAGTAAATAGGTTGGAATTTCACTATTAGCTATGTCTTTTATCTCTTCGATGGTAGCCCACTTGTAATCATCGTGCTCAATTTTATCTGTGTGGGGGTTAGGTTTGTCGACATTTACCTCACCACTCCATTTTGTGGTTAAATAATAGTGTTTATTTTTTGATGGGTGTCCTAAATATTGTAAATCAGTGGCCTTGCACTTCAAATTGGTTTCTTCATCAAGCTCGCGAATAGCACCAGCTTCGATAGAGTCATCTTCATCGTCTACATGGCCGCCCGGCATTGTCCATTGTCCAGCCCGGCGATCAATATCCGATCGTCTAATAATTAAAAATTGTTGTTCACCATTGAGACAAACCGCGATTCCTACTGTTTTTAACTCACCCTCGGTAAGAAAATTGCGCCATTTATGGTTCATTTACAGGCTCTATAATTTTTAAGAGTACCTCTGCAAAAAGCACTAAGAGACTCATCAATGTTAATGTTTTTAATAGGTGCCACCCAAATCATGTTTTCTTGAACTTGGGCGCCATGAGCATATTGTATATCAACTCCATATAATATGCCAACTAATTCCCCATCTGTATTATAAATTCCAGCTCCCGAACACCCAAACCAGCCATATGTGTTGATTATTAATTGAGTTCCTGCTTCCGGATCTTGTTCATAACCAACAATACGGCCTTGAAACGACATTAACTTATGCCACGAAGGATGACCGGAATATACAATGTCAGTGCCAATATTATAATTTTTAGTTGGTTTCCAGCTCATCGGCTTAATATGGTAGAATTCTTTCTTCAAGACCAAAACCGCTATATCATGTTTTTGACTTTGATAAATTAAGGAGCCGGTGCGCTGTTCCTCACCATTCGATATTAAATATTCCGCCCCCAAGAGCCCATCAGCCACATGTCGGGCAGTTAACACCAATGTTAGATCTTTATACTGTACAATAGTGCCGCTTCCATGCCCGCGGCCCGTCATAACTTTCACTGCTGCGTTTCTTACTTTCTTTTCAACCGCACTCAAAGAACGATTTACCTTCTCTACTGGGTTTCGTGGTTTATAGTTGTCAGTTGCGTGACTGCTAAATCCAACTAAGAGGCCCAAAATTGCAAAATATTTAATAAACTTTTTCATTGTATTGTGTACTCCTTATGTACCAGTGTCTGTCATATATCGGTATCCAATTTCAACCAATTGGCCGGCCGTTGGAACGGCTGTGAAATATACTGTATTGTCCGATTCTTGATAATACCAACCATATGCATCTAGACTTCCATTAACAAAAACTCTAACTGAGTCTGCTACCGCTTGATGGGTTAACTCAATTTGCTCGACCGGCTCAACCGAGTGGGTAGCATCAGTAACGCCGGGCGACCAATCCTCAGAACATATATCAACCACCACACCGCCGAGTGTGTATGTCGCGGACATGTATCTATTCCCAATATCGATAGGACTTACAAAATGATCGCATTCGGAAATTGTCGAGGCCACATTTACAACACTGGCCATGAAAACCGAGCCCATTCTTAGAGAACCATACCAGCCTAAAAAGTCGGCTGCCGTTGGATATTCAAGATCGCTCTGCTCTTCTTCGTCTGAAACAAAAACTACCAGTAAGCCGGCCTCTGGCCGCATCCAAGTCGAAGAATATGGGTTGTGACTAATATATTCATAAACAGAATTAAAGCCTTCTTCCCAGTGTGCCATAGTTAATGTAGCTAACATTGCCGCGGCATCGTCGATGTCATCTCCTGGAACCAAAGGGAACTCGGTACTTGTTATAGACTTAGTAGGATCCGCACTGATCATTACTAATCTCCAATCTGATACCGGCAGCGCATGTAACATTGCCTCAACGCCGGCTAACAGTTCCGGATTATACCGGTTCATTGAACCCGATCGATCAATAACCCACAATATATCAATCCCATCTGTCGACATATGTTGAGTAAACGAATCAACCCAGATCAATCCGGGTTTATCCTCGGCGGTATCGCCTATATAAACTGGCACCTCCGTCTCTATATAAACTGGTACCTCGACTTCTTCTATGACTGTTTCGGTTATTGTTTCTGTGACAACTATTGTTTTAGTTTCACCGGTTACAATTGCGTAATCTTGGGTGCATGAAAAAAACGCAGGAATAAGAAATAATAATTTCATCCACAAGAACCCCCTCTACAATAAGTATGATAAATTAGTTCTTTTTTTCATATAAAAGCGCAAAACTTAGAAAAATCATGTTTATAACAGATAATATTTGAAGATCATAGAGACTATATGCATGACTAAACACCAATAGGCCTATATTAATAAAAACGGCCCCCACCACCAACGGCCGCAAAAAGTTTTGCAACTTGTTCATTAAGGTAACTACGGAGACCGCGAAATAAATTCTATATTATAGGCATGAGTGAGAACAGTTCTCCCCAAGCGAGTGTCGTAAATCACCAGTTTAGGGAACAGGTCGACTTGTTTTTCATCAGGGTCCTCGATGATATCAAGGATAAATGCGATGTTACTACACTCGTATGCGGCCGATAGCTCGCCGCCCTCGTAGTAGATGTATTTTACCAGATCACCAATTTGGAACGGGTCCATTTGGATATCAGCAGCCAACAGTCATCTCCCTAGACGCCGAAATTTTTTCATAATTTTTTCCTAAAATTTTTCCTTGCCTTGGGGGTATAAATCATAGAATCCAACGAGTATTGACATCTTAAGACCATATTCTTCCATCCAGTCAGGGTTAGGGGGATCCCGATAATCAGCTTGACCATAAGACCACTTCACTTGCCAGAAGTAGATGTTAGACTCAATCTCATAACCAGCATCTTTTTTCTTTCGTGCAACCAAAACACCATAATGGCCGGTCACACAATCAACTATCATATCTCCCACACAAAGTATAACATCTTTTACACGAGCGCGCCAGTACTCAGTTGGCATTTTTATGCAGGACTAATCGCCCGACCTCAATCATGCGAAATAAACTTTCTTCTGTATAGCGCACATTATCAGGATCAGGCGCCCAGAACATCACCCATGCCCAGATTACATAATTGTCGCCATCGGCTGTGTAACGATAAGTCGGCGCCTTCTCGCGCGCTATTAGGATAGCCCAATCATGAGTAACAACATCATACAAGATATCGCCTGCTTCGAGAACAGTATAAACAGAATCGCCCACATACTATATATGCAAGTTAAATCTTCAGCCACCCTTTTCGTTTTTGCTTACACATTTCTAATTGCAGCAAATAATCATCATCTTTCTCTTTAAGGCGAGTACAATCTTGTGCCGGCCGTATAAACTTCTCAGAATCAATGGCACGACCTGTGTAAGTACCAATAATATTCCATTGAATATCCGGGCACTCGCTAGCGTCCTCTGAAATATATTCAGAATCATGCAGCTGCGCTTTTTCCTCGGTCGTATTTGCCCGGGCCAAATCGATCCCCATATATGATATCATTACTATACTGACGGTCATGCTAGCTCTGCGCTTTATAAACTTCATTAAAACTACCTTCTTATCTAAGTCTTTCTATACACTGACTTATAACGCTATAAATAGTCTTTAATTTGCTTAACAACCAAACTTAAATGTTCACCGAGTGTATGTGTGCTAGGCCTAAGATCAAAATCACCCGGGCCACTCATAATCTATATGCTTTGTCCGTTTATTTCCTTTAAATAGGTATAATCTACTGATTGTATGTATCCACATGCGTTCTTTAATGCCGCTGTGCGGGTATTTCACCCAAAAGATCTTGCACATATCCATGGACATATAATCTAAAGCATCATCACCATCATATATCTCTAATACTAATGCAACACCACCATGACATACACATGTTACTAGATCCCCCACTGCCAAGGCATGCGGTGGTGCTCTTGCGAAAAACTCTTTCACCCGACTGTGATACCCCACACTGTATATATCTGGGAAATTTTTTAGGTGCGGATTTTAAAAGTTGTCGGCTTAGTATTGCAATTTTTTCAGCCGTACCGTGAAGGGGCTTAGCTTGCCTGTCAAGCCTATGTCAATATCGGGCGACATATATTCGGGTAGGTGGGGGGTGGGGGGTACCCCTGTCAAGTAACTGTCAAACATGCATGTCAAACATATGTCAAATCACTTTGTTAAACTACTGTCAGTTCTATTACATATACAGTCTTTAATAACATAACTGTATATGTATATGATCACCGGCGCATAGTACGCGATGATAGTGCAGGTTGTACCTACTCTTTTTAATAGTGTCTTAACTCTCGGCAAACAATCGGCTCCTAAACAGATTGGTAATAATACAATCAAATGTTTAACTGTATTCGTTTATGTAGTCTCGGCCATTCAATCCCTACATATAGTGTCATACATTCGTTGACCCCTATGAAAACGCCAATCAAATGCATATGTGCACACTACGGGTAGTGTCCCGCATGTAGTGTCACCAAGCCATCAGCATGATAAACATAGCCGTCCACATGACAGCACCCAACAGATCGTAAACAGTTTCCTCAGTTTGTGACATAAACAGTCTCCTTAATCAATAAATAATACATGCAGAGCAGACAGGATTGCAGCAGCAGGCCCGAGCAAGCATGTGCATAGAAAGAATATAAAGGCCCAGCCGAAGCATCCATAGAAGCATTGGCCGAGTCCCGGCAAGACCAAGGACGCGATGATGGCAGCGATTCGTTTCATGTATAACCCCCCGTTATATATATAATATACCATTTCTGGCGTTGAATGTCAAGCGCAGTATGTCAAGCGTTTGTCAGCATATGCGCATGTCAAATGAATGTCAAAAAGAAACCGTCGAATCGGACACATTCTGTCCTTGACACACATAAATGGTTGACAGAGAGCGTCAGCGTGTATATACTAAACCCCACAGCACAATCGTATCAAAAAATATACGACCACATAGCAGAACACCGTATAAAAAAGCATACACTAACGCATGAAGATCACCAACAAGCACAACCGTATACTTTTGTATACATCACGCTACCCTACTATATAACTCATTGACTACTACACAGGCGATTGATTGTATACGCTTTAACGAGTTATTATATACTGTATAGTTTAAGTCTCTTTTATCCACTACTACACAATACGATTTCGGTCTATGTGATAGTGTTTTTCTTTTAATGAGTTCTCCGGCCTTAAACATTCTCAGAGCCAAGTTCTTCAGCTTGTTCGGTCATCTTCGCAAGGTCGGCGACCGTTAGCTTTCTTTCTTTGTGTCGTTTGTTCTGCTCTCTCACAAGTTTGTTGTATCGCTTCTTCTCATACTTGTTGACATGGAGATTCTCGATTCCTAACGCTGTCAGCTTTGCCTTAAAAAGTTTAACATTTTGCAGTCTCGCGCCTTGCGGGTCAACGCGAGAATCGGCCCGGGTTAATACTACCTCACGGCCAGTCAAGTGACCGTCAACCATTTCGATGATTGTCTGCGATATGTAGTGTT